TGCGCCTGCCCGTCTGTACGGGTAACGAAGCCCGTGATCTTGACATTCAGCTACTAGCCGTGACCGGTGCCCCGGTGGCGCCGTGACCCTGGAGGTCGACGTCATGGGTTCTCGTGGACCTGTCCCCAAACACTCGACGCAGCGCCGCCGGCGCAACGCGACGGAAGTCCCCATCGAGTCGGTCACCGTGCCGGACCAGGATGTCCAGCAACCGGAGGCGGACCCGTCGTGGCACCCGATCGCTGCGGACTGGTATCGCTCGCTGTCGGAATCCGGCCAGGCCGTGTTCTACCAGCCCTCGGACTGGCAGACCGCGCGCTACGTGGCCGAGGCCATGTCCCGCAACCTCTCGGCCGGTCGTTTCTCCGCACAGCTGTTCGCCGCGGTCATGTCGGCGACATCGAACCTGCTCACGACCGAGGGCGACCGCCGCCGGCTGCGGATCGAGCTGGAGCGCGGCGCCACCACGGACGCCGACGAGGACGCGGCGGTGACGGCTCTCAATGAGTGGCGCAACCGACTCTCCGGCTGACCGGCTGGTCACGCTGCCGGACGGGATCCCGCAGTACACGCTGGCGTTCGAGGTGATCCGCTGGGCGAGCAAATATCTCAGGCACCCGAACGGGCCGCGGGCGAAGCAGCGCTGGCAGTTCGTCGAGTCCCAGGTCCGATTCCTCCTCTGGTGGTACGCCGTCGATGAGGACGGGAACTGGCTGTTCCACCACGCCGTGCGCCGGCTGGCCAAGGGCTCGGGCAAGAGCCCGTTCGCCGCGCTGATGGCGCTCGCCGAGCTGTGCGCGCCCGTGCGCGTGCTCGACTTCGACCCCAATGCGCCGGGCGGCGTGATCGGCAAGCCCGTCGACATGCCGCTGGTGCAGATCGCTGCGACCGCCGAGTCCCAGACCGCGAACACGATGCGCATGGTGCGCGCGTTCGCGCCGAAAGGGTCGCGGGTCGTCACGGAGTTCGGGCTGGACCCCGGGAAGACGAAGTATTACAAGGCGCCCGAGGGCACGCTGGAGGTCATCACCTCTTCCACCACCGCGGCGGAGGGCGCTGAGGCTAGCTTCGTTGTCGCGGACGAGACCGAGCACTGGAAGCCCAGTAACGGCGGCCCCGACCTGGCCGCGACGCTGCGGGACAACTTGACCAAGTCTGGCTCGCGGATGCTGGAGACCTGCAACGCCTGGATCCCCGGCCAGGAGACCGTCGCGGAGTCCTCCTACGAGGGTTGGCTGGCCCAGGAGGAAGGCCGCACCCGCGGCGAGTCGAAGATCCTGTACGACGCGAGGATCGCCCCGCCGGACACCGACATGGCCGACGAGGCGTCGCTGATGAAAGCGCTCGAATTCGTCTACGGGGACTGCTTCTGGCAGAAGCTGCGCCCGATCCTGGAGCGGATCTGGGATCCGACGTCACGGCCGGACGACAGCAAGCGCAAGTACTTGAACTGGCCGACGGCCGCCGAGGACGCCTGGACGACGAAGGAAGCGTGGGCCGCGTGCGCGGACGCCTCCAAGGTCATTGCCGATGGCGACGAGATCGTCATGTTCTTCGACGGCTCGAAGTCCCGTGACGCCACCGCGCTGATCGGTTGTCGGATGAGCGACGGCCACGTGTTCACGATCGGCGTGTGGGAACCGGACGTCGCGCACGACACCGAATCGGTCGTGCCCGTGTCGCAGGTCGACGCCGCGGTGCAGTACGCGTTCGACCGCTGGAGCGTGCTCGCGTTCTTCGCCGACGTCAAGGAGTGGGAAGGGTTCACGAAAGTGACCTGGCCCGAGCGGTACGGCGAAGACCTTCTGGTGCACGCGGTCCCCGGCGGCAAGGACCCTCAGCCGATCGCGTGGGACATGCGGGCCCGAACGTACGACTTCACGATGGCGTGCGAGCTGGTGGAGACCGAGATCACCGAGCGCGCTTTTACGCACGACGGCGACTCCCGGGTGTCCCGGCACGTCACGAACGCGAGGCGCCGACCGAACCGGTGGGGCGTCTCGATCGGCAAGGAATCGCCCGATTCGCCGCGGAAGATCGACGCCGCGGTGTGCGTGATCGGAGCGCGCATGGTCCGCCGGATCGTGCTCGCGTCGTCGGAGTGGCAGAAGCGAACGACCAAGAAGGCTCGTACGGGCCGCGTCTACGGATTCTCCTAGGAGGTCAAGTGGCGCTGGCCCCGAATCAGATCGTGCCGACGGCGATGAAGTTGATGGCGCTGCGGAGCGACGAGCAGCCCCGTCTGGACAAGATTGCCGCCTACGTCCGTGGACGGCAGGACAGCGTCTACGTCCCCCGCGGCGCTCGGCAGGAGTACCGCTGGCTGATCCGCCGGGCGAAGGTCAACTTGATGCCGTTGCCGGTGACGGTGCTCGCCCAGAACCTCTTCGTGGACGGGTACCGGCCGGAGAAGAGCGACAAGAACGCCAAGGCGTGGGAGTACTGGCAGGCCAACCGGATGGACCGTGGGCAACACGGTCTCCATCGTGCGGTGGCCAAGTACGGCGTCGCGTACGTCGTCGCGCTCCCGGGACGTCTCGGCGACCAGGACATGCCGGTCATCACCCCGAAGTCCCCGCGGCGACTCACTGCTTTCTACGCGGACCCGGTTGAGGATGAGTGGCCGGTGTACGCGATCGAAACGAAGATCGAGAACGTCGCGCCGGGCAAGAAGCAGCGTGTCGTGCTGCTGTACGACGACCAGGCCCGGTACCGGCTGACCGGAAGCGTCGACAGCCACATCCTGCGCCTGGCCGAGGGTCCTGACGCGGTCATGAAGCACGGCCTCGGCGTCTGCCCGGTCGTCCGCTATCTCAGCGGCGACGACCTGGACGGCGACGACTGCCTACGCGGCGAGGTCGAGCCCTTGTTCGACCAGCAGGACCAGCTGAACATGTCCACGTTCAACCTGCTGATGGCACAGCACTACGGCGCGTTTCGGCAGCGGTACGTGTCCGGGATGGTCGCCACGGACGAGAACGGCAACCCCAAGGCCCCGTTCGAGGCGGCCGTTGACAAGCTGTGGGTGGCCAATGACCCCGACACCAAGTTCGGCGAGTTCGCCGCCACCGACCTGTCCGGGTACCTGAGCAGTGCCGAGGCCCAGAAACGGGACATGGCGACGATGTCGCAGATTCCGCCGAATCACCTGCTCGGCCAGATGGCGAACCTGAGCGCGGAGGCTCTGAACGCCGCGCGCGACGGCCTGAACAGCAAGGTGGCCGAGTACAAGAGCGTGCTGGGGGAGTCCCATGAGCAGATGATGCGGCTCGCGTCTCTCGCGGCTGGCGACAAGGACGGCTGGAAGGACACCTCCGCCCAGGTCGTCTGGCGCGACACCGAATCCCGGTCTCTCCAGGCCACGGTCGACGCGCTCGGCAAGCTCGTGCAGATGCTCGGCGTGCCGCCGGAGGAGCTGTGGGAACGGATCCCCGGTGTCTCCCAGCAGGACGTCGAGCGCTGGAAGGCCGCGGCGAAGGAGAGCGACGCGCTCGGGCAGTTGACGGCGACGATCAACCGGCAGATGGCCCCGGCCGACGCCACGCCGCCGGACACGTCGCCGGACATGTCGCCTCCGCCGGAGGCTCCGCGTGCCGCCGCGTAGCCCGAACGTCGAGCAGTACCGGCAGGCGCAAGTACACCTGGCCGCCATGCTGTCCCGGGACATCGTGCACCTGCTCCGCGCGCTGTTCCACCCCGGTGACCCGGGCCCGTCGTGGCGTGCGGTCCGTACGGCCGTGGCCGCGCTGATTGTCAGCCGGCGTCAGCAGTCCGTGCAGATGGCCGCCACGTTCTACCGGAATGAGCGCCTGGCCGCTGGTGTCCGTACGCCGTTCATCCCGACGACCCCGGGGCCGCTCCCGGATGAGCAGGTCCTGAAGACGATCGACGCGACGGGCATTGGCTCCTACACCCGTTCTCTGCGCGGCGGGGCGACACCGGGCCAGGCGCTGGACCGGGCCGCTGTGGCGCTGTCGGGCGCGTCGTCTCGGCTGGCGCTCGACGGCGGCCGGGCCGTGGTCGACCAGAGCGTGCAGGATGATGACGAGGCGATCGGGTGGGTCCGGGTCACCGACGCCGACCCGTGCCCGTGGTGCCTGATGATGGCGAGCCGCGGTGCGGTGTATCACTCGGCGGAGACCGCCGGGAAGGAGCGGAATTCCCGCTTCGTCGGCGACGGGGACTTCAAGTGGCACGACCACTGCGGGTGCACGGCCGTGCCCGTGTGGGACCCCGGCGACCCGCACCTGGCACAGGCGGACGAGCTCTACGACGAGTGGGTGAAGATCACGGCCGGGCATTCCGGCTCGGCTGCGGTGAACGTTTGGCGCCGGCACTGGGAAGGGAGACAAGCGTGAGCGAGGACCTGCGCGGGACATGGGTGGCGCGGAATGCCGACAGTACGGCGGTGTACGTCTTTGGATCGGAGATCGACGCGTTTCGGTTTGTCAACCGCGAGGGCTACTACATGGAGGTGCTCCTCGTGCCGCACGGTGAAGACGCTAGGAACTACAGGCCACCGAAGCCGTCATGACGCGAGACGAAATGTCCGAGTCCAAGATCACTCGTGGATAATCCATATTATGCATGAAAAACCGGAGGCACTCCCTCCGGTTCAGCGGGTGATCCACGAGACGCCCGAGCGTCCCCCGCGCTGACCCTCTCGGCTCCGCACGTCCGGTCACCCCCGCTACCAATCCCCTGCCCCGCTGTCGGGAGCATTCTCGCACGAACACCGGTGCCCCGGCGGCGCCGACGACAACCGCAGACCTCCGCGCGACCGCGCGGGAAGTAAGGGCCGCCTGGCGCGGCCCTTTCGCATTAGGGAGGGACGACCGTGCAGGACACGGCCGATGCCGCACAGGACGCGAGGGAGCCTGGCGGCGACCTGGCGCTGACGAGCAACAGCACCACCCCGCCCGAGCCGCAGGACGGCGATGGGCAGGAACAGAACGACCCGTGGGCCGACCCGGCGGCGGCTCGCAAGGAGATCGAGAAGCTCCGGAAGGAAGCGGCCAAGTACCGGACCCAGCTCCGGGAGGCCGAACCAAAGCTGTCGGAGTACCAGAAGTACCTCGACAGCCAGAAGACCGAGCAGGAGAAGCTGGCCGAGGCCAAGGCCGCAGCCGAAGCCAAGCTGGCCGAGGTCACCACGGCGAACGCCAGGCTGATGGCCGCCGCCGCGTACAACATCCCGGCCGACCTGATCGACCTGCTCGGCACCGGCACCGACGAAGAGATCAACGCCAGGGCTCAGCTTCTCTCCGAGCGGATCACCGCCGCGGCGTCCTCCGACCGGCCCGAGAGCACACGTCCTGTCGAATCGCTCACCGCCGGCGGTCGGCCGGCCGACGACGCGTCCGCGGACATGAGCCCGGACGCTTTCATCCGCCGCATGGCCGGCCGGTAACCACCTGTCACCGCAGCAACCGGACTCACCCGATGGCACGGGGCCGGGGTCGCTGCATACACGGAAGGAGACCCCGTGCCCACCTACAACTCCCTGATCTCGCGGGACGCCAGCGACGACCCCCTGGTGCCTACCCCGGTCAGTTCCCAGATCATCCAGGAGATGCCGACCCAGTCGGCGATCCTCCAGCGCGCGAGGCGCGTCCAGCTCGCGTCCAACACGCAGCGTCAGCCGGTCCTCGACGTCCTGCCGACGGCGTACTTCGTTGGCACGGGCAACGACACCGGCCTCAAGCAGACCACGAGCCAGGACTGGAAGAACGTCAACCTCGTCGTCGAAGAGATCGCCTGCATCGTCCCGATCCCCGAGGCGTACCTGGACGACGCCCAGGTGCCGATCTGGGACGAGGTCCGGCCCCGCATGACGGAGGCCCTCGGCCGGCTCGTCGATGCGGCATGCCTGTTCGGCGCCAACCGCCCCACCACCTGGGGCACCGACATCTACACCGGCGCGATCGCCGCGGGCAACTCCGTCGCCGCGGACGACGGCGACACCGCCCACGACTTCGGCAACGCCGTGTCGGCGGCCGGTGAGCTCCTCGCCGCCGACGGCTACGCCGTCGACGGGTTCGCTTCCCGCCCCGGGCTGCGCTGGAAGCTCATCGGCATCCGCACCTCCCAGGGCGTCCCGGTGTACGAACCGGACATGCAGAACGGCACCGGCGGCAACCTGTACGGTTACCCGCTGTCCGAGGTCAACAACGGCGGCTGGGACACGACCAAGGCCGAGTTGATCGCCGGTGACTGGAGCAAGGCGATCGTCGGCATGCGCCAGGACATCACGTTCAAGATGTTCACCGAGGGCGTCATCTCCGACGACGACGGCAAGGTCATCCTCAACTTGATGCAGCAGGACTCCGTCGCCATGCGGATGGTCATGCGCATGGCGTTCGCGACGGCCAACCCGGTGACGCCGCTGAACACCAACTCGGCCACCCGGTACCCGTTCGCGGTCATCCACCCCGGTACGACCGTCAGCTGATCACGCTCCTCCCGGCCGGTACCGCTCGCCGGCCGAGAGAAACCCACCTGGGGAGGTGCAGTGCGGGTCCTCGCGATGCTCGCGGCGTATCCGCCGCACCAGTCCATCGGCTCGTGGATCGTCACGCACACGCTGCTCCGTGCCCTCGTCGCCCGAGGGCACGAAGTGGATGTGTTGCTGGAGGCCGTTCGCGGCGAGCCGTACGAGCTCGACGGCGTACGAGTCTGGCCGCGTGCCGGGAAAGCCGACCCGTTCGGCCACCTCGCCGACGCGGACGTGATCGTCTGCCACGCCGGCGGAACCTGCCGACCGGAGGTGCTCGGGAGGGTCTGGGACATCCCCGTTGTTGTCCACGTGCACAGCGTCAACGCCCT